CGGTCGCGGAGTCGGACAGGAACTCGCTGGCACCCGCGTAGTTCTTCTCGGCCATCAGACCATTTACGATCCCGACCGCCATCCGGTCGTATACCTTCTGCTCGAGCTGCTTCATCTGCGCCGAGTCCGGCGCGTAGCCCATGAGTTGGCCGGCCTTGCGGATCTCATCGACGGCGGTATCGGCGTTGGCTGCGTACTGAATCAGACCGACTGGGCGACCCTCTGCATCCTTCAGACCGCGCTGCGAGTACGCCTGGATGGCGTAGTCGGCGCTCAATTCGGCGCGGGCCGTGGCCTCGTTCGTCTGGTAGACGCGAAGCTGCTGCACACGGTGCTGGCCCATGCGGCTCTGGAAGATGCCCATGTTGCGCGCAAGGATCGGGGAGAGCATCCGACGCTGCACGTCGTTGTCGAGCATGCCCATTGCCGACTGCCCCGCCTGGGAGAGTTCGGCCTGCATGGTGTCGTAGTTCACCTCGGCATCCTTGCCGATCATGGACGAATACTTATCGGCCACCGCCTGCATGCCCCTGCCAGCCGCTACGTCGGCTTCCTTGGTCTTCGCCTCGTCGATACCGTCTTGGATCGCCGAGCCGAGCCGGAACGCCGCCATGCCCGTCTGCGTGAGCTGCTGACCAAACCGTGCGGCCTGCGGCGCTGCCAAGTTCTCAACGGGAGCGATGCCGGGGGCGGCGAAGTCGCCAATGTCGCCGGCCCCCTGCGGGGCGACCTGCGGGATGAAGCTGGTGGGTACGGTCGGCATGGGTCAGATCCTCTGCGTGGAGACGCCCTCGAGCAACTCCTCGATGCGGCGGTTGCGCGCCCAAGTGGTGGCAATGTCGGTCGCACTGCCAAGCAGGCTCGTGCCGGCGGCGAGGCCCGGATAGATCGTGTTGGCGGTGGACTGGAGGTTCTGCGCGGAAATGTCGGCCATCGTGGCACCGACTCCGATGTTGAAGGCCCGCAACCTTGCGGCCTCCTGCTCGCGCACCGTGGACGCGTTGATGTTCAGGCGGTCGATTTCCTTGACGAGGTCCATGCTGCCGATGATTTCTTTGGCGCTGCCAACGCCCAAGACGGCACCGCGTGAAGCAAGTGCTGCCTGCGCGCTCGCACGCGCCTGCCCAGCACGCATGGAATACTGCCCGAACCGAGCCGCACCCTCGCGGCCAATCTGCACTGCCGTGAACTCAGCGGCACGCTGGTTGATCCGCCCCATCTCGGCAGCGAACCGTTGGTTCTGGGCCTGCATCTTGAGCTGGTTCTGCTGGCTCTGTGCCGCGTAGAACGCGCCAATGGCGCCAGTGATCGAACCAAAGACCCCCGCGACGGGGCCAGCAACCGTCATTGTCTGAGCAAATTGCGAGGCGAATGACGGGGCCATTGTTCCCGCTCCAATGGCGTAAGACTGCCCGGTCAGCAGCGTCGGCCCGGTCGGGCTAGTGGAGAATGGAACTTGTACGACTGCCATGTCAGCCTCCGATGCTCACTTCAAGGGTCAATCCGACGATGGTGAGAGGAAGTGGGTCAGACTGACGCACATAAATGCGCCCCGCCTGCTGCCACGTCGGCGTGAGCTTGACACTGATTTCGTCCGTCTTGAGCGCAGGCGGCGAACCGTATGGCTCCGTAGTGCGTTGCTTGGCCTCGACGAGGTTGTCAGCGTTCGGGCCGACGAAGATTCCGCTCGAGCGGTACACGCGCAGGAATGCCTCATTGACGTTCTTGGCGCGCCCCTGGCCGAACGCCTCCATCTGGAGCGCCATCGGTAGCGTCTCGAGATCGCTGGCGTAGGGGAGGCCCACATGGACGACCGTGCTTGCACGCTGCAACGCAGCCACCCCGCCCGTCACCGTCACCTGCGGCATCACGGCACCGTCCGCAAGGATGCTGACGGTCTTGCCCTCAAGGTGCGTCAGGCCGCCCACCGTATCACGTGCGAACGACCATACGGCCGTCGCCACGCCACGCAGAGCCACGGGCAGCACGAGATCAGTCCGTGCCGTCGCCACCGTGGTGGAGGTCGTGGACAGGATCGTTAGGCGGTACGTGTTCCCGTTCGCGTCGGTCAGGACGATGGCGTCGCCCACGTCCGTGGTAGTCGGAGGCGCCTGGAAGATGGGGCTGCTCGCCGTAATCGTCAGCTCGTCGGCCGGACCCCAAGTCGTACCGCCGGTTACCGTGACCGTGGTCGCAGTCGTATTCGTGCCGTCGTAGGTTAGGCCGCAGTCAACGAAGAAGCAGTCTTCGATGTCGACGATCTGCCGGCTAGCGAAACGCTCGACGTAACGCTTGGTCACGCCACCGATGGTGCGCTTGACCACCACGTACAGGCGGTCCTCGGCGCCCTCGGCGACCGCAGCGCAGCTCTCAAATGAGCCGTCCGTGACGTGCTGGTGCCACGCGCCAACCTGTTGTTCGGGGATGTATGTCAGGCCAAGCATGCTGCCAGTGCTTGAGATGAACCACAGCAACGGCTGCGGTGCCTTGCTGTAACACATATCCGTGATGTCGAAGTTGTCGAACAGGTGCGTGGATCGCAGCGACAGGTCGCCAGTCACGAAACCGCTTGCCTGCCACGAATAGCCAAGCTCGCGCACGTGGCCGTCACGCGCAGAGCAGTACACCACCGTGTTGTTCACGATGGACGGCTGCACGTTGTTCGCACCGACATATGACTGCGGACGCACCGAGATGGTGGTCGGAGTGATCGTGTCGCTGTTGACCGGGCTGATGCGCCACTCGGCTGCGCTCGTAAGAGCAAGGAGCTGCGTCAGTGGGACGATGTGCCGGATCGTGTTGGCCTCGCGTGCTGCCACGCGGAATGCGATGCGGTCGGTGTCCTGAATCGGAATGTGGTACGAGATGTCGCTCTCAGTTCCCGTACGCGTCATCCACATCGTCTGCGGAGCGTTCGTTGTGCCGGCAAACACGCGTCGCTGCTCGAAATAACTGACCGCACCAGGGTAGTTCCCAGCCGATGCGAACACCGTGTCAATGATGGGCGGCGTGATGCCCATATCAGGACCGATATTGTTGTCCGTGAACGTGGTCAGATCCGTCTGCCCAATCAATCCGTACAGGCCGTTCTGGCGCTTGTAGATGTTGTAGCGAGCAGCGCCAGTGACCGATGACCAGGTGATCGTGTTGCTTGAACCAGCCGCATTTAGGTTGTTGTTCGCAGTAGCTGCCGAACTTGGTTCGCTTTCGTCAATACCGTTCGGAGCTACCGTTGTCACCACGTAATAGCTTGTGAATTCAAGCGACTTGTCACCAAACTGGACATACCCGTCGGATGACCACGTTCCATAGGATGTCGTATCAAGTTCAATTCCGCTGCTGTATGTGCGGACGCGGAACTTGTCTCCGCCGCTTACGCCAGAAACGATGTAGTAGTCATTGGGAAACGGGTTCGTCCATGTTCCGCCGTCAAGATACACCGGATCGCCAACAGCAAGCCCATGCGGAGCTGAGGCTTCCGCGACACCTGGATTCGCACTCGTGAACCCGATGAGGTTGAGTGCTTCACCGCGATTGGCGGTTACGCTCAACCCGGTAGGCGCCGTAACAGTTGAAGCGAACGAGATCGTGGTCAGTGTCCACGTCGTCGATCCAAGCCGGCGCAGCTCGCGTGGCGCGTAGTTCGGATGTACGAGCGTCAGCACGTCGGCCGACTGCACGTAGTGGATGTCGAATAGGTCAGCCTCGGCGTAGGGATTCGGGATCTCGTAGATCCCTGCCGGCAGCGGATACCAGTACGTTGCGTTCGGAGGCGTCTGATTGACTGCCTGAAGAATGCAGTAGTAGTTCACTCCTCCAGAAGAGACGAGTTCTCCGACCGCATAGACCTGGTTGGACGTGATCGTTCCGCTGCCGGCAGTCGTGATGTCGATTGCAGACCCGGTCGCGGTAAGAGACAACTGGTAAGTATTTGCCGCAGCATTGATAACGTAGTACGTGGTAGCGGCTACAAGCGGTGCGGGCAACGTGGTTGTCGCCGACACCTGCACTGGCGTTCCGTTTGCGTATCCGTGCGCGTTGCTTGTAAACGTCTCCGTCCCGGTATTGACGGCAGTGATGGTCTTTGTCGTTGAATAAGCCGCTGGCGTACCAGGCCCAAGCGTCGCGCCCTGCGTGTGGAACCGGAAGTACCCCGCGCCAAGCTCGAGCACCAGCGTTTGCGTGGTGCTGAACGTGAACGGGATCAAACGCGTGCGCTTCGTGCTGTCCTTTACCTCGCGCACGAATGCCGTGCCTGGTCGGTTCTCTGCCGGACCCTGCGGAAGCGCAATGAAGTTGAGCAACTTCGCTGCGCCAGTCTGGAACTTCACGTCATCAATCCGGCCCCACATTTCCGGCGACACTTCGCCGCCGGCAAATGACCGCGTGTAGGTTCGGGTAAGCGCCATGTCAGCGTCCAGAGATCCAGGAGGTGATGTGACCGGGCTTCACGTCGCGCTGGCTTGCGTCGGATGCGCGTGCCTGTCCGAGGTAGATGGCGACCATCTGCAGGCATCGCTGCCCCTGCCGTGCGCCCTCTTCACCCTTGACGACCGGGCCGGCAAGGAACGACGCGAGCTGCCACGACAATGCGATGGTGAACAGCGGGTCGAACTTGGTCGGGTCGCTCACCAGCGCCTGATAGCGCAGGAGCGCGGTTTCCTGGTTCGTGTAGATGATCTTGTTCCCGAGCGTGTCCGTCTCAATCACGTATTCCTGCGGCACGTACACGCCAGCGGTCGTGATGGGCGGGTTCGTCCATCCGAAACCGTAGCGGTCGGCGGGATACGCACGCACGGTGTAATCGTTTTCAGCCTCGGGCGGCAGCACGGCCACGGCGGTCATCATGTCGCCAGGGCATG